GGATGGAGTAGTCCAGCTTTAAAATATCAAGATAATCAACAAGCTTTATACGAAAGTTTTTTCAATGATGTTCTTGAAAATGTTTTAGAAACAGAAGATATTAAAGATTTTAACTCTTTTACAGCAATATTATTAGAATATATTAAAAATACAAAACAACCATTTACGAGAGTTGGTTTTCATGAATCAAACAATACAACAGTTAATAATACTGGGTTAGCAATAGAGATTTATGAAGGTGAGTATGGAGACGATTCCTTAGCTTTTGAGTTTGTAAACGATAACAACTTTGAAATATTTCAAGAATTGTGTGGTAGATACGGATTCAGAATAGACAGAAATATTCCTTGGAGAATAGTATCAAACTTTAATAGCAAAAATTCAGAACCTTTTGTAAAAGAACAAATTACAAAAGAGGATAGAATTATAACTACTGAAGAAATTTTTAAGACTTTCTATGAAAGACTAGACCTTACAAAATACTTTGAAGAGTTTTATAATGAATTATTTATATTCTATACCACCTTTGTACAGGCTTATCCTCGATATAAAGAAAATAGAACTGCTAGATCAAATTGTATTAATGCTTTTTATACTTATAAGGACAGAGAACTTCCACAACTAAGAAGGACTGATATTACTACACCAGTCTACTACAATCAAACAGAGACTACCATAGGCTTATATTATAATTTTAGATTAGCAGAGTCAGGCTTAACCGCTTCTCAAAAAAGAAAAAGTTTTCATATTAAAAACGCTTTAACGATTTATAAGAGTCTTCGAAATAAAAATAATAAAAAGGCTCTATCTAAAGCTCTTGATTACATACAGTACAATTTAGGAACGACTGCATACAGAGACGTTCCCCTCAACCAAAACAACTTGACAAGACTTGACGAGGGTGGTATGATGTCCTCACAAGGTCGGTTCGACAAACGGTCTGGTGAGGATAATAGTTATTTAAATGATATTTCAGATTCTTGATAACAAGATTGAGTGTGTTGGTTACTACAGTGATGGCAAAATTTACAAAGAAGACGTTGGACACAGTTTTACCCAGACCTGGGATAGCTCACCTAACTTCATTTCTGAGAGTGTAGATTATGCCAAGCTTTACGCAGGAGTCGATAGTATAGATGACGTAGTACTACCCGACCACCTTCACACTAGGTGGCAGTACTCCACCAGACGAATGAAATCGTTCATCAAATCTCTAGGTAAGGCCAAGGTTAGCTTAGAAGAGCATTGTTTTTATGATCTAGTCCCAGATAAGTTCCTTACAGACTTCTATGAAAATAAAACTGAAATTACAAAATTTGTGTTTGAAAACTTTAGTAAGCCTTCTAACTATGATTTCTTAAAAGAAGTTAATTTGCTTCTAACTAAGATTTCAGGTCAAAAGTTAATTATCGATAAAAGCAAACTAAGCCAGCGACTTATGAAAAAAACTGATTTTCTAGCAGTTCAAAAGTTTATAAACAACTCAGAAAAAATCAGTTATAACATTTTTAAAAGTAAGACAGGAAGATTGTCTACTCAAAAAAACAGTTTTCCAATCTTAGCTTTCGATAAGAAATTTCGTCAAATTTTAAAACCACACAATCACTGGTTCTTAGAGCTAGACTTTAATGCGAATGAACTTCGTGTTCTACAGGCCCTGAATGGCGTAGAACAGCCGAAAGAAGACATCCACGAGTGGAACATCGCTAATATCTTTAAGGGCGTTACAGAGCGTTCTGAGGCGAAGAAAAGGGCATTTGCTTGGCTCTATAATCCTAACTCTGTAGATGGCGCAATGTCTAAATTCTACAACAAGAATAAAATTTTGTCAACCTACTACAAGGATGGTATTATTACTACACCTTTTGATCGTAAAATTCCTAGTGATGACTTTCATGCTTTAAACTATCTAATTCAAAGCACGGCTTCAGATGTATGTTTAACTCAAGCAATCAAGCTAGATAAAATCTTAAAAAAGAGAAAGAGCCATATTACAGCAGTAATCCATGATTCGGTCTTGATTGACTACAATGAAGAAGATAGAGACCTTTTAAAAGATCTTGTAGAGGCTTATAGTAATACTAGTCTTGGTAAATTTAAGGTAAACATTGCTGTAGGTCTAAACTATGGAGAAATGAAGGAATTATGCAAATAATTGGGATTGGAACAGGTGGCAGTCAGATTGCTGCCGAGTTAGCAAAGCACGAAGCTTATGATGTTCTATTGATAGATACAAGCTTTCCAGATAATTTAAATAATATCAATACTGTTTTAATTGAAAAACAGGAAACAATCAATGATTATGAGGAGAAGACAAAGCTTGACATTGAAAACAAAGTGAGGTATAATAATGTACATGTGTTCTTGTTCGGAGGTGGAAAGACCACTGGAATAACACTTAGAACTTTAGAGAAAATTAAAGATAAAAAAATTATTATTCACTATGTTAGGCCAGAAGAAAACTTCTTATCTAACAAACAAAAACTAAGAGAAAGGATGACTTCTGGCATTTTACAAGAATTGTCTCGTTCTGGTGTGTTTAATAAAATTTATCTTTATGATACGACTGAGGTTCTAAAAGGCGCAGAAGTTTCTTTTCTACAGAAAAAAGATTATGTCGCCAGTACAATAGCAGGAATGTTTCATATGATTAATTACATTAAAAACACAAAAGGATTGTTTTCAAATATAGAAGAACCATCGGAAGTCAACAGGATCTCTAGCTTTGGAATGGTAGATCCTGAAACTGGAGGGGAGGTGCTGCACTTTTCCCTTGACAATGTGCGAGAGAAGTGTTACTATTTCGTTATGAGCAAGAGAGCACTGGAAACACCCGGTGTTGTCGAAAAAATAAATAATCAAATTCAAAAAAATAGTGAACAAGCTTCTTTTAAAATCATAGACTCAGAATGGCATGAAAACCATGTCTATGTAGAAGCCTTCACAAATGTTGTGCAAGCAACCCAAAATAAAACGGAGAAATAAATGGGTATCGATCTTAAAAAAATGCGTCAAAAACTAGCTGACCTACACAATAGGGGCGGCAACGGGGGTGCGCGTTTCTGGAAGCCATCGGAAGGAGAGAATGTAGTTCGCATTCTACCAACCAAGGACGGCGACCCCTTCAAACATTTTCATTTTCACTATAATGTAGGTGAAAAAACAGGCTTTCTATGCCCAAAGAAAAACTTTGGTGATGAATGTCCTGTGTGTGATTTTGTTTCAAAACTCTACAATGATGGAGATGATGATTCAGTTCAAATGGCTCGCAAGCTTGTAGCTAAAAGCCGCTTTTTCTCACCAGTGGTAGTTCGTGGAGAGGATGCTGAAGGTGTCAAAGTTTGGGGCTATAGCAAGACCGTCTACGAAGGTTTGCTGCAATTGGTTCTAAACCCTGATTACGGTGATATTACTGATCCACATAACGGAACTGACTTGGTACTTACTTACGGTAAGGCTCCTGGTGCTATGTATCCGTCAACCAACATCACCGCTCGACGTAAGACTACTGCTATTTCAGCAGATTCTGATCAAATGAGCGAGTATCTTGATAGTGAGCCTGATTTTGACAATCTCTTTGAGGTTAAATCGAAAGAAGACGTTACCGCTATCTTGGATAGGTTTCTACTTGGTGGAGAGTCTGACACTTCAGAAGGAGTTGTAGTCCCTAATAAGACTGGTGGAACTGATGTTGACACCGCCTTTAAAGATTTACTAAATAGCTAATTGTTTAAAAGGGAGAGGGGCAGACAATTTGTCTGCCCCTCTTATTATTACGGAGAAAAAATGGCAAAGACCAAACAAAAAGTTACAGGTCGGTTAAGCATAACCGATATGAAAAAATTAATTAATAAAAAAGCAGGAACTAATGTTGCGTTTTCTCTATCAGAAGATAATCCAACTGAAGTAAATCAGTTTATTCCTACAGGTTGTAAATGGCTTGATGGAATTGTCAAGCGAGGGGACTGGGGTGGTATTCCTGTAGGAAAAGTAAGTGAGATTGCCGGTTTGGAGGCAACTGGCAAGTCATATATGGCAGCACAAATTGCTGGCAATGCCCAAAGAATGGGAATTGATGTAATTTATTTTGATTCTGAAAGTTCTATTGACCCAGAGTTTATATCTAACGCTGGTTGTGATACTGAAAGCTTGCTTTATGTTCAAGCAAGTTCGGTAGAATTTGTGCTAGAGACAATTGAAAGTCTTCTTGCCAACAATGATAGCCAGATGCTGTTCATATGGGATTCTATGGCTTTAACTCCATCAGTATCAGATATTGAATCAGATTTTAACCCGCTATCAACCATGGCTGTAAAGCCTCGTATCCTGTCAAAAGGAATGGCTAAATTAATTCAACCAATAGCAAATACGAAGTCAACTTTGTTGATTTTAAATCAGTTGAAAACAAATATTACTAGAAGCGTAGCAGAGTCAATGACGACACCCTACTTTACACCAGGGGGCAAAGCATTAGCATATTCTTACTCACTTCGCATTTGGTTAACTGCCCGCAAGGGAAAGTCATCTTTTATCTTTGATGAAAAAGGCTTCAGAATTGGTACAGAAGTAAAGGCTAAGATTGAAAAGTCACGTTTTGGAACTCAAGGTAGGCAATGTAATTTTAAAATTCTTTGGGCTGGTGACGAAGTAAAAATTATGGATAAAGAAAGCTGGTTTGAGGCAATTAAGTCCTCAGAAAAACTGACTAATGGCGGCGCTTGGTTTTCTCTTCACTATGAAGATGGTACAATTGAAAAGTTCCAAAGCAAGCAGTGGATTGATAAGTTGAATGAGCAAAAGTTTTATGATAGAGTTATGGAACTATTAGAAGAAGAAGTTGTAATGAAGTTCGATAAAAGAATTGGTGATTCATCCGACTTCTATGAAGAGACAAAAGAAAAAAAATAATTGAACCCTGCTGAAGCCAAGAGATACAGAAATAGCTTGACTTCAACCTCCGCCCCTGCTAGAATGTATCTTCTAGCAGGGGTTATTTTATGGACAGAATTATGATTGTAGACATGTTAAACATGTACTACAGGGCTTATATTGTCGATCCTTCATTATCTTCTAATGGCCAGCCCATTGGAGGGATCAAAGGATCGCTAAAAATTCTACAAAAATTATGTAGAGAAATCAAACCGACACAGGTTTATATATGTTGGGATGGTCGGGAAGGATCATCAAAACGACGAAAAATTAATAAAGGTTATAAGGAGGGGCGAAAGCCTATTAGACTAAACAGGTCTGTTAAAAATTTAACAGAACAACAAGAGGCTCAAAATAGAATTTGGCAAATGATTCGCTTGGCTGATTACTTCAACCAACTGCCAATTTGTCAGATTAACATTGATTATTCTGAAGCAGACGACATTATTGGGGCTTTGGTGGCTCGTTTTAAAGGTAAAGAGAAGGTTATCATTTCTAGTGATAAGGATTACTTTCAACTTTTAGACGACACTACGCTTCTTTATCGTCCAACTCAAAAAGAAATTTTAAATAAAAATAATATTATTGATAAATATAAAATTCACCCATCAAACTTTGCACTTGCGCGGGCGATTGTAGGAGATAAGAGTGATAACCTACCCGGTGTAAGAGGGGTAGGGCTTAAGACTGTCGCAAAAAAAATGCCCTTTTTGCTTGAACAAGAAGATTGCCTCTTGAAAGATGTATTCAACTCTGTTATAGTGGAAGACCGATTTTGGGGTAAGATAGCAGAACACGAATCTTTAATTAAGCAGAATTATCAAGTAATGGACCTATCTACAATTAGTTTATCACCACAAAATAGTAAAGTTATCAAAGAATCGGTAGAGAATTACCCTCTGGACTTTGTGAGAACAGAGTTCATCAAGATGATGATGAAAGACGGCTTTGCTGAATTGAACTGGGGTGATCTCTATACATCAATGAATCGCATAAGGATTGCTAATGCTAAATAAAGATTTTTCAAAATTTGGAAAACATTTTCAAGAAAACCTAGTCCAAATCATGTTTGAAGATCGAGTCTTTTGCGATCAAGTTGGTGAAGTTTTTAAGATTGAATTTTTAGAACAAAAATATTTACAACAATTTGTTGATAAGCTGTTTAATTACAAGGACAAGTACCAAACTCACCCATCTTCACAGGCTATTGCAACCATCTTAAGAACAGAATTGGATGAAAATAATCAAGTTTTATCCAAGCAAGTTAGAGACTTTTTTGCCAGAATTCAAGCTAATCCTTCAGTTCAAGATGAAGAATATGTTAAGCACACTTCCCTAGATTTTTGTCGAAAACAAAAACTTAAGGAAGCTTTGATGAAATCCGCTAATTTATTGCAAAATGCATCATTCGACGAGATTTCAGTTCTTATTAATGATGCCTTAAAGCTTGGTTCAGATAACTCTTATGGCTATGATTACAAATTAGACTTTGAAAAACGATTTGTCCTTAAACTTAGAAATCCAGTCACAACGGGCTGGGATCTTATTGACAAAATTAGTAAAGGTGGTCTAGGCCAGGGTGAGCTTGGTGTTGTTATCGCTCCAACCGGGGCAGGTAAATCAATGGCGTTAGTTCATTTGGGAACTCAGGGCCTTCTCGATGGTTTAACTGTCGTTCACTTCACATTGGAGTTGGGAGACACAGTAGTAGCTTCTCGTTATGATTCATGTATGACTGGTATCCATCTAAAAGACCTATATCATCGTAAAGAAGACATTTATAGTGAAGTTAAAAAAGTAAAAGGTAACGTAATTGTAAAAGAATATCCAACAAAATCGGCATCGGTAACAACTCTGCGAAATCATTTGAGTAAATTGCAAAATCGTGGAGTAAAGATTGGAATGATTATTGTTGATTATGCCGACTTGTTAAAGCCTACTGGCAATTATAAGGAAAAAAGAATTGAATTAGAATCAATTTATGAAAACTTGAGAGGTCTTTCGCAAGAGTTTAAGTGTCCTATTTGGACTGCTTCACAAACAAATCGTGGAGGATTAAATGCCGAAGTTGTTACAATGGAAAGTATTTCTGAAGCTTTTAATAAATGTTTTGTTGCGGACTTTATATTTACATTATCTCGGACGATTGAAGATAAAAATGTCAATGCTGCGAGGATGTTTATAGCTAAAAATAGAAATGGGCCAGACGGATTAGTTTATCCAATGAAAATGGATACTTCGAATGTTTTACTAGAAGTACTAGAACCAGATGGTAACTCTATTCAAGAGATCAACAAAGACGCAGCAAAAAATCAAAAACAGAGATTAGCAAGTATTTACAAAAAATTTAAAACGGAGAACAATTAATGCAAATAGCATCAGAAATTTTATCAGATATTACAGTACACATGAAATACGCAAAGTACCTTCCCGAACAGAAGCGAAGGGAGAATTGGACAGAATTGTGTACTCGTAATAGAGATATGCATATTAAGAAATATCCAAAACTAAAAAAAGAAATTATCCAAATCTATGACAACTTTGTTATACCAAAGAAAGTTTTACCTTCAATGAGGTCGATGCAATTTGCCGGTAAGCCAATTGAGGTAGCCCCAAACCGCGTATATAACTGTGCTTATATGCCAATAGACCATGCTGATGCTTTTGCTGAATGTATGTTTCTTTTATTGGGTGGAACCGGCGTTGGTTTTTCTGTTCAACAACACCATGTTGAAAAGTTGCCAGAGATTCGCAAGCCAAATTCAAAACGAACCCGTCGATTCTTAGTATCAGATTCTATTGAAGGTTGGGCCGATTCAGTGAAGGCACTTGTTTACTCTTATTTTAAGGGCACGTCCAAACTTCGTTTTGATTTTAGTGACATTAGGCCAAAGGGTGCTCGCCTTATAACATCTGGTGGAAAAGCCCCAGGACCACAGCCACTCCGAGAATGTTTAGTAAAAGTGGAAGGTGTACTTCGTGAAAAAACAGATGGTGACAAATTAGAGCCAATTGAAGTTCATGATATTGTTTGCTACATTGCCGACGCTGTTCTTGCAGGCGGGATTCGCAGAGCAGCACTTATTTCGCTTTTCTCAGCAGACGATGATGAAATGATTGCAGCAAAAACGGGTTCTTGGTGGGAAACTAATCCACAGAGAGGTCGAGCAAACAACTCCGCAGTAATTCTACGACATAAAGTTGATAAAGAGTACTTCATGTCTCTTTGGGACCGTATTAAAAAGTCAGGATCAGGCGAGCCCGGTATTTATCTATCAAATGATAAGGATTGGGGAACAAATCCATGCTGTGAAATTGCACTTCGCCCCTATCAGTTTTGTAATTTAACAGAAGTTAATGCTTCTAATTTAACTGACCAGGAAGAGTACGAAGCCCGAGTTAAAGCAGCGGCCTTTCTAGGCACCCTACAAGCCGGATACACGGACTTTCACTACCTACGCGATGTATGGCGCAGGAACACGGAAAAAGACGCTCTCATCGGCGTCTCGATGACTGGAATCGGGTCTGGTGCTGTTCTAAACTTAGATATGGAGTCGGCAGCAGCAGCGGTCAAAGAAGAAAATAGTAGAATCGCTAAAATTATTGGTATTCGTGAAGCGGCAAGAACTACTTGCGTAAAACCGGCAGGTACTACCTCATTAACCCTGGGAACTTCTTCTGGAATCCATGCCTGGCACAATAATTATTACATTCGTCGCCTTCGCGTTGGAAAGAACGAGGCAATTTATAATTATTTGTCTTTAGCCCATGAAGAATTGATTGAAAACGAGTACTTTAGGCCACATGACACTGCTGTTATTTCTATTCCGCAGAAGGCCCCAGAAGGAGCAATTTATCGAACAGAGTCGGCTATGTCTTTGCTTAAAAGAGTTGAAAGGGTTTCAAATGAATGGGTTCGCAAAGGGCATCGAAAGGGTCAAAACACTCATAATGTTTCAGCAACAGTAAGTATTCGTGAGTCAGAGTGGGATGATGTAGGGGAATGGATGTGGCAGAATCGTGATGTTTATAATGGTCTTTCAGTTTTACCTTATGATGGAGGCAATTATAACCAAGCACCTTTTGAAGACTGTTCCAAGGAAACTTACGAAGTCATGCTTCAATCGCTAAACAAAGTTGATTTAAATAACGTCTATGAAACAGAAGACAACACTGATTTATCAGGGGAACTTGCTTGTTCTGCTGGCGGGTGCGAAATTGCATAAGTAGACAATAGCTAATAGTTTAACAAGGCAGGGGGATAATCCCCCTGCCTTAACTATTTATTTTATTAATTAAAGGAAAAGCAATAACTATGTTTGAAAAGTGGAAACTATTTCTCGAAGCAAAATGTAAGACTCCTGGTGCAATCTATCACTTTGATATTAATAATAAAAGTGTTGGAGTTGAGGTAGAGTTTCCCTCTGAAATCGATCTTGATGAAGAGAAGGCTAAAGAACTTGAAAATGAAATACATGATGCATTAGAAGACATATTGGCGAGGTTTTTTGATTAATGTCTAACGAAAGAAAACAATTTAATTCAACAATAAATACAGCCGTCGAATTCACTGAACTGAAAGGTTCGTTAAAAAGAATTGAAGATGTAATAATGACAATTAAAGAAAAAAATGAAGAAATGGCAGATGACCTTACTAAAATTAAAGAAGCTATTTATAATCCAGACCAAGGTATCTATTCTCGTTTAAAAGATGTTGAACAGAAAGTTAAAGATCATTCAAAAATTATTAAGTTAGAACAAGAAGTCGCTGAACTTAGAGAGTGGAAAAGTAATATTTCTAAGCTTACAT